GACGTGGTGAACCTCACGTACCGACCGTTATAGGTGGTCACAGCCGTCCAACCCGACGGTGGCGAGGATGCTAACCCCAGTACGTACATGTTTACCATCGAGTTTCAGACCTCCAGCAACGTCTTCAAGTGAGATCGTCTCGAAACGAATATCTCGTCTGCTGATGCGTCGGGTCGGCAGTTCCGCAACGCGAAATGGTACGCCAGGATACCTTTCTCCATATCTTGGTCGGTGATTACCCCCTTTTCTACTAGGACCATGACCAGACCTGTCAGCACCGACTGGTACCTGTTTATGCGGGCTACTAGCTCTTGTTCGGAGATGATACCTTTCACCACCAGGAGGTCGATCAGACCTTCCAACGTGGCACTATCTTCACAGAGGGTTTCAATCGGGCGTTCTGGCCGTTTCTTCAGTTCGGCTAGGAGTTCTTCAGCCGTCTTCTGGCGGGTCTTCTCCTCAGATGACCGCCGCCGGCCTTTCTCAGTCCGTCCCATCGTCGTCCCCCTTCACCCTGATGTTGCCGTCCTGGACCTTAATCACAAATTCGTTCGGGGCCCGTATCTCCGGGCCAAGGGTTACAATATCGCCCTTGGCCAGGGTTAGCGGCTTACCGTTGATCTCGATATAGGTGTCGTCGTACTCAATCACCAGATGTGGCCGACCCATGAACACCAGTTTCCAGGATATATCGTCTACCAGTGATTTGTCAAACGGCACCATCTCGATCTCGAACTGGCCCCGAACTCCCAGGACGTAATGGGTTTCGAGGAGATCCATGTTTTGGGGCTTGACCTTCTTGTGCCTGATCAGACCATGTTTGTCTATCGGTTCGCAATCAGGACACCGGCACTCGTTGTTCGCGAGATGGAGCTGCGTGGCCTTGAACTCTTTACAGACGTCACAGTACCAGAGGTCTTTAGCTCCACACTTGGGGCAGACCGCCGCTCGATACACTATCTTGACAGGGTTCTTACATTCAGGACATATCAGCTCCATGTCAGGAGACCAATGGAACTCGTGGCCACAGAGTCCGCATTCTAGGTCACAGTTGCCGTCCCAGACGAAAACGGCTCCGCAATCTTGGCAAACGTAGCTGGTTGTCCTAGTGTAAACCCCTCTCCGAGTCCATACGGGGATGTCGTCGGGATTTAGCTCTAAGATGACTGATGGTACAGGCAACGTGGCCGTCCCTGCAACTTTGTGTGAGATCTCACGAGGTATCGGAGTCCACATCAGGTAGTCTGGTTTCAGGCCAGCTACCTTAGCCCAGCTCGTCTCCTCGCCAGTATCCAAGTTGTACTGAGGATAGGCTGAATTGCCGTCCTCAGTAACTACTGCCCACATATACACCAGTTTTGGTGTCAGCCCGGGCCCCTGATCGACATCCACTATGTATGTACCTCCGGTGACTACTCCCTCGACTGAAGTCGAGGGCATCTAGGCTCTCACCACAGACTGTAGCCCCAGTCTAAATCTCGTCATATCGGAACGTGAACGTCTCGTTCGGCTTGTCACCCTGAGTAGCGTTGCTGGCTATCTTGACCTGAGTCACCACGTAGTAGCTGTTCGCAGTTGCGTTGGGCCCGTAGGTGTTCAGGTCGACTTCGAGCGGCGTTGCGCTGACATAATTGTCAGCGTTGGCAGGGTTGGCAGTCTGGCCCTTGTAATAGTTGTGACCATTTGTAGCGTCCTTGAGATAGTGGCCAGTCGTCCCCGCAACCCCTGTGGCCTGGTCATAGTTGCCAGGAGGGCACCCGTTACCGAGGGTAGGAGAGTCGCGGATACAGACTAGCAGCATACCCCCGGTCCCAAGCGCCCAGTTGGACGCCACGGCACCAGAAGTGTACCACCGGATGTTTGAAACGCGCGTATACGTTCCACTGATCGCGAGACAGTGGTGTTTCCAGTACGAATAGTTGAACCCTGACGAGGGTACAACGCACGGATAATTGTCACCAGGATTGTACGAATCGGTCGTGCAGTACCGGCCTTGCGTGATCGTACTCAAGGTCGGGCCTGCCCCGTTCGCTTCCTTTATCGCTACAGTAGCTGTCATTTACATAACACCTCCACAGTTTTGTTTCTCCAACAATATCTGATCGTGATTACTTGGGTTTGGGAACAGGTCTGTCCATCCAGAACGATTCCACAGCGTCACCGAGAATAGTGTTGGCGTCTTCCGCCAGCCGATCTATCTCTTCGTCATAGGTCGATCTGAGGAACGATCGTTCAGGGATCGAGCCGTTTCTCGTCCCGAACTCGTGGCTCGGGGCGTACTCAAGCACAGCTTGGTCCCAAATACCCACTTCACCAGAGACCGTGCGACCGCTGACGGTAACCTTGTGAGTGACCGCCCCTCGCATCTGGCCGGTGACGATCAGCATCTTCTCTTTCTTGATGCGTTTCTTGTGCTTCACCGTCGACGGTTTCAGTGGCGGCCATCTCGGGTCGCCCTGGTCAAACTTGGCGCGGATCTTCTGCTCGAGATCTTCACAGAGACACTCCAAAGTCTCGACCACACAATTTGCCATCTCGCGGTCGGTGGTCTCAGACATTACGACCACCCGTTCCAAGGGCCATCTGAGACCACAAGCACCTCCATCAGCGCCTCATTTTTTTCAGGGCACAGGCAGGGTCGATCCCGTAGGTGGCCATGTACGTCCAACGTTCCATAGCATCGCCGCCGCCGCCTGGCCGGTACATCCAGATACCCATGTGCTCCTCGCCGCCAGCGGGCATCTTGGCGACGACTCCCGCTAGTTCCATGCAGGGCAACCAGGATTCGTCTCCTGTGGCATCCGTTTCTCTATCGGCTGCCGCTTCCAGCCTGGTCAGAGCCTCACCATCGAGTACCATGACCCGGCAACAGTTGGAACAGCCTTTCAGGAGAAGTCCTCCGACACTAGCAGCCTTCCGTTTCGCTTTCCTGATATCGCTATCCGTGATCTCGATCTCCTCGTCACAAGCTGGACATCCAGTAATAAATCCCATATTTTTTCACCCCTCATTTGCCGTTCTAAGTAGAGATCTCCGAGCTGTTGGGGGGGGTTATCCCACCAACAGCTAAGTAGAGGCCTCCAGACCGATTACAACTATGTCCACTTGGTGGGCGGCTGCGGCCGTCTCGCATACAATATTGAACCCACTGGCGGCTTTGTTGGCTACTCCTAACCCTTTGCCGCCGAGACTGTCTTGATCCACGCCTACAGGCAACAGGGCTACAGAGTACTCGTTGTCGCCACTGTGATCGAGAGAGACTCCATCGTACCCAAGACCTGCAGCGCCGTAGTCTGCCTGGGACGTAGTGAACCCCAGCGCCGTGTTCAGAGTGCCTTCCCCGACCGTGATCGAGGACGCCCCGCCGACAGAATCTGAAGTGAATATCAGCTTGCCAGCGTCGTCACCAGTGCCCTCAGTGATGACCAGACCGTCCATATCGGCGTCGCATAGGGCGATCAGCTCGGCCGGAGTTACGGCGGTTATGTCTGCACAGTCGCCAGTGCCCTGGGCGTCGACTCCGCCGTTGGCAGTACCGAGCATCAGCTCTTCAGTACAATCGTGGTCGTCGGCAGGGGTGATCTCGATAGACGAGTTGGTCCCCAGGGTGGGTGAAGTGAAAATGTAGTGATCCCCGCCTTCGGTCGAAAAGGTTACAGTGAGTTCAGTACCGGTAGCCGTCCTTGCGTTGGCCTGCATCTCGGCCGCGATCTTGGTACCGTTGTCGCACGCTTTGCCAAAGAAGTCGCACTCGACTTCTACAGCCTCGGCACCGTCGACGCTGATCTTGAACTTGTCCTCAGCGCTGGCGGACATGTCAGTGGACGCACCGGCAGCTCCGATGTGGGTCCCTGCGGTTGCGTTCAGCGTAGCGGTCTGGTCACCGTCTCCGTCCGGATCTATGATGATCGTCCCGCCGTCTCCAGGGTCGCTGAGATCCCAGGGGCCCGCTATAGACCCCATCATGGTGGCGGGGGTGGACGCGCCGAACACGACTTCGGTGATCCCCGTGGCCGCGTCTGTCAGTGTTGCCTTGCCTCGGAGGATACGGTTGGTCTTGGTATCGACCATACCGGCAGCTGTAGAGACCAGAGCTACTATTTGGGCTTTGGTCAACGCATCCGTGTCTTCAGACCCGGTACCGAGGCCAGTAATCTTGTGACCTCCGAGAGGTAGGTCACCTAACATGGCCACGGTACCGTCTTTCTTGACATAGAGACCAAGCTGGGAGACGAGGTATGCCAGGGTGACAGCGTCCTGGTTATCTGACGGGTCACCCATACCCGTGACTTTGTGCGTCCCCATGGACAGATCCGCGTCCATGGGGATTGTACCATCGGCCCGGATACAGCCGGAGATACCTTCAGCACCGTCGACGTAAGCCTTGTTTGCAGCGTCAGTATCAGCTTCCGGCGTACCCACGTTAGTGATCTTCAGACCGGCCAGGTCCAGGCTCTTGACATCATATTGGTTCCCCCAGTCGAAGAGCCGCCTCGAAATTTTCAGAAGGCCTAATGCCATGTGGCCTCACCTTCTCAGATACCGCTTGCCAGGTAGAGACCATAGTTCGGCCGCTTGACCGTGAACGCGTACTTAGCCCATACCCTGATCACGTAGTTGCCGTTATCGTTCTCGAAGATCTTGGTATGGAGGCCGACAACGTTCCGACCCGCACCGGTTGTCGGGTTGGCCAGATACTTGTTGCCAGTTTGAGCGTAGTACAGAGTACCGATCTCTGCACCCTTGGTGCTGGACAGACCTAGCATTGCTCCTTCAGGGATGGCTCCTTCTTCGGTAGTGACTTCGTGGAGCGTGACCCCCAACCTCGGGATAGTGATCTTGCCAGAGTTGAAATCGAACCCGCCGCCCAAGTCTTTGTAGACGTCCATGGACACGCCGGTGTTGATCAGAGAGTCGGAGTACTCGGCCCAGTTCTCATCATACAAGAAGATGTCAGACAGCTTGTACGGCTTGGCGATCCTGTTGAAGTCGCGTCTGAACAGTGTCAGGTCAGCCAGGTACTTCGCGCCGTCTTCCGACCAGACGGGGTTAGCAGACCCACCAGTCTTGTTGTCGTAGAGGGCGTCCCCGGTCGTCTCAGTATGGACGTTGGCGATCATAGTGGACAGGATCTTAGCGTTGATATGTTCGGCCATCCAAGCGCCCAAGTAGTTGATCGCCCTGTCGAAATCGTCGAGTTCGTCAGGATAGTCCAAGATGTCTTGGTCGATCTCGACCTCGTACCCTTCTCCCTCCATTCGAGCAAACTCTTCGCTCAGCTCGGATATGGTGATCCTCGGAAACTTGGTCGAAGATACCCGCCGCGCCGGCTTCTGTTTCTTGGGGTCGGTATAAGCGTTATAATCCTGGACCTTGTACGAAATGGCCTTGGCATCGGTAGGCATCCGGGGGAACATGGTCAACCACTGTAACTCGGGTTCCATGTTGGCCCAGAGCGTGTTGTCGATGAACGTCTTGTTCAGGAAATCCTTGGCCGACTTGATTTGTTTACTAGGCATAGTTCAATCCCTCCTTCAAGCCTGCACCGTAACAGGCATCAGTCCTATTCCCATCAAGACGTGGCCGGTGACATCTGTGGTGGTCGACCCTTCGAGGTGGTGGAACGGGATCATGGTCGTGCCGCCGGACTCAACATACACCCACTTTTTTTCAGAGATATCCCATGCCACGTTGGCCGGGGTCCCGATGTTAATAGAGTCCGCTCCCCCCACATTAACCGCGATCTTGCATTCTGCCTGGATCGCTCCCTGGATACCGACCAGCTCGACCTCGGCTACCCTGAGCAGGTTACCAGAGAGTTGGTCCGCCAACTCAGTTACGGGGGTCGTGTCGGTCGGTTTGTTCTTGGCGCCCTCGATCTTGACTACTCTGCCCACGTACCCGTTCTGAGCGGTGGCCGCCTTTCTCATGACAGGGATACCACCTGCTGCGAGGTAGGTTATCGCCTCATCATCGTACAGCTCGACCCAGGCCTTCCCATCTCTTACATCAGCGTCAGAAATGCTATCTGATCTGGTGGTGATGTACGACAACGTGAACCCTGCCGGCCCCTCCGGGTTTTCCACTTTCGTTATGTCCCCCTCGTACAGGAGGACGGTTAAGGTGAACGGTGCTACGCCATATTCACCTGCTACAGAACCTTGAAATTCAACCATATGAAAAATCCCCTACTAACTCACACCTACTACGTTCAACCCCTACCCAACATCCGCTCGTACTCGGCGAAATCTTTCTCGTACGAGTCAGCCGGTTTGTTGTTCTTGGTATCTGGAACCGAGAGTGGCGTCTTCTGGCGGGCCGCAGAGTGTTCTCCTGCTTCGGCGCCACCAACTCCGGTAGACGTGCCGTGGATCCGTTCCATCCCGGAGACGATCTTCTCGAGAGTCGAGTTGTCCATTTCGTCGTAGACTTTGATCATCTCGTCGTCCATCCCAGGCAGAGCCAACAGGCGAGCGATCAGACTTTCTCTGATCTTGGCTTCAGCTGCAGCCTTCGCATCTTCGGACGCTGCGAGCTGATCCTTGATATTGGTCAGCGTCTTCTCGGACTCGGCAGCCTCCTTGGCTTTAGCGTTCCTGTCAGCTACCAGCTCGGCGACCGCGTTCTTGACTTCACTCTCAGATTCGGTCTCCTCGAAGGTCACAGACGCAATGTCACCAGGCTCGTCGTCGTGACCCCCCTCGATTGTGACTACTGGTTTGAGGTAGACTTTCTTGATTTGAGAGGCGTCTTCGCCCGCGTCTTCAGCTGAATGCTGGCCTTCCTTCGTCTCGCTTTTCTTAGGCTCTTCCTTGGGTTTGGCGAACAGCCCTTTACCCGCCTTTGCGTCACTGAGTATTCGTTCCAGGACTTTGGTCGCTAGAGCTAACTTGGCCCCTACATCTTCCGTCTTGGTGACCTGGTTCAGATACGTCTCGAGCTGGGCTGCAGACCCAATATCGATCAGGTCACTACCACCTTCACCAGACGTGCCGCCGCCGGCCCCTTTGTCCTCTTTAGTTTCAGTCATACCCCCACGCTCCTCGATTGAACTATCATCTAACGAATGGTTACCATAAAACTTGCCGAACCAGTCCTTGGCTTCTTGGATCGCTGCTTGTATCCGCTCGTCCCCCCCCCTTACATTAAGTCGTCCACTGTGTAAGAGCGGATTAGTTTCCCGCCTCTTAGAAGCATCAATCGTCCTGGCCAGGTCGTGTCGGCAATGGAATCGAGCGGTCTGGTCACAGCCAGCATCACTCAAGCTTACCAACCGCTCGACCTGATGATCAAAATAGGTTGTAAGCTGTTCGTCAGTCAACTCGTCAATGTTGCCAACCTCGTCGTGCAGACCTAATCCGCACCCGTCCTTCCAGCTACAAGCGCCGGCGGGAACGATGGCTATATGAGTGATCTCGAGACCAGTTTCCCGGGCACCATAAATCTGGCCTCGCCAGTTCCCGTCTTCATGAACTAACGAAGCTCTGTACCCCACGGAGACTTCAATTGGATCCTTATTATCCAGCCTACGGATGATATCTTCGTCCAGCCGGTCCTCGTAAAAGTCTGAGACCACCCGGAGCTTGTTCACTCCAGGCACAAAACTTGACTGGATAACTTCACCAATTGATCTGGACTGGCAGCCGTCTTCCGTTCCTGGCTCGGGATGACCTATAAACCACATAACGCCGGGAACGTTTTTGGCGGCTGACTCGAGAGGTGCCGGGTCGCGATAAACTCCCCTAAAAACGCCTTCTTTGGTGACGATGGCCGTCACTCGCCGTATGCCAGGGGCTGGAAACGTAACTGCTTCGATATTCAGCGGTGTTCCAGGGTGGGTTGCCCCATCCAACCCCCCCGGATCAATAACCGCCGTACCATCAGAGGTCATGGCACTTAGTGACCACTCCCCCGCCCTGATGGGCGGAATGGAAGGTAGCTTAGACGAGAGTCTATAGTACAAGTGGCTTAAAGGCCGTGACGGCCCCCCCCACAAGCCAACTTGTTACGTTAGTGTACGCAGAACTTATATATAAATAGTGCGGTCAGACTCGCTCCCCACTCATAGCCTGGGACCCAGCCCGCCATTCCGGGCGGGGAGTAGTTACATCAAGCCAGGATTCTTTTTCAGGTTTGGAAGCCCTGTTTGGGTCAACGGCTGTACGCGCGGACTCGAGACCATCCCCGGCCCCGGTCCCGCAGCCGCTTCAGCTTCGGCCCGAGCCTTGAGTTCGGCCACCCTCTTCTTCAAAGCCTCTTTCTTCCCCGCGTCTATATGGGCGACGGGACGACATCGACAATTGGGGTGGCTTGCTTGGGGTGGCCGAGGTTCGTCCCAGGACCGGACCCGCCTGTCCTGGATCTCGTCCCTACATCTCTGGCAGGTCGACCCGTCGAGGATACCATCCCAGATCCAGCCGTCCGCGACACCCATCTCCTGAGCCTTCTGGATGTAACCTTCGTTCCGGATGTCGTTCGGCACGATCCTGGCTATCATCTCGGCGTACTGTCGTGGGGTGGCCGTGAACTTGGATTTGCCTGGCCTCTGGATCGATATAGGTTCGTTGCTCAGGAACTCGGGGATCTTGATTCTCAGTGCGTTAGCAATCTCCCCAGGACTTTTGTCCTCGTCGACCATACCTATGACCAGGTCGTAGACCTTGTTCGACAAAGCGATGTTATAGTCGGCCATCGGTGCTGTAAGCCTGGCCACTCTCTCGGCCAGTTTGGCTTTGTCGGCGGCGCCAAGCTCGACAATGCCTGGCTGGAGGTCGCCTTCCTGGACGGCAGCTACAGCTCCTTTGGCATACATTTCGATGAGGTGGCGGGTCATCTTTTCCGACATCTGGACGTTGAATGACGCCGCCATAGAGTTCCGAGTGATGTTGCGTGGCATGTTCCTACTGTTGCTCCCTACTGTTGGTCAACTACTCCCCGCCCTGAAGGACGGGGTTGCGCCCTGAATTCCTCTATCACCGCCTCTTTTTTTTGGTACTCCTTTTTTTCGTAGCCGTCTTAGGTGTGGTTCACTGGATAGGTTCGCCCCAGACGAACCAGTTCCCAAAGCAGTTCGTGTCCCTCTGGTACCTGGCGTTCACCGGACCGATCATGCAGATGTCCCTGTTGATCGGATCGGCTGCGGGAACGTGCCTATAATGGGCACACTTTTTGCATGGTGGCGCCGAGTCTCTTGGAGAGGTCATAGAATCACCTGGGGTGCAGGGGTAGCGGAAACCCCGGTCTTTAGGCCGGAGAAGTTGACTCAGACCCACCACTTTCGGCTTCCAGGTCTAGGTTGCCTGCTTCGACCTCTTCGGCAGTCTTCTGGAGGAGGGTCTTGGTCCCCTCTTCATAGGTCCGTTTGATCGCCTCTTCAGCCCCTTCCTCAGACCGTTCCAGGAGAGATGAGGTATGTCCACTCACAGCTTCGGCCAGAGATACCTGCGCCGGCTGGGGCGGCGTATAGTAGCCGTCTACAGACAGTTTAGGCAGGGTCTTGAGGTAGTCCACACCATCCCTCAGAAGTTGGCGAGCTTCTTTGTGGCTGATGACCGAGTTCACGAACAGGTTCTGGGCTAGGGTTGCCAACCGTTCTGCCACCTCTAGCTCGGCTTTACGATCTTTCCTCATAGCTTCCAGTTGGTCGGGATCCTGGACGTCGAGGACGAGGACCAGTCGGTCTACATCTTCCCTATCGAACTCGATACCACGGGTCATGAACTCACGGCGAATAAACTCCCTGAGCTCGAGCTCGAGACCTCGGACCATCGAGAGACCGTACGTGTTCATGAAGCTCTTGGTGACATACCCAACGGCGTACGTGGATCCACTTTCGTACCCAAAGAACGTCATGGGGACGCCCAGCCTCGAGCAGAGCACTCGGTCACAAGCTTCGATAGATTGCCAGACCTCGGAGCCTATCGGCGTACCACCTATGAACCCCAGTTTGATCAGGCTCGAATGGATCAGGCCGTAGTCAGTCTCGAGAGGGAGGGTCTGGCCATACGTGGGGCTCGACGGGTCGTTGTCGACCGTTTCCAACGACTTCTGGAACTTGGTGATTATCGTCTCGGCGGCCTGTTCGAGCTGGTCCTGGACCTCCTCAGACGCTCCAATATAGTTCTCTGGTGAGAGGTATTGGGAGACGTCAACAGACCCGTCCAGCCTCGGCACGGCTGCATGGAACCACCGGATATAGTCAAGCCACAACAGAATCTTGGCTTTGACGAACAGAGACAGGGACTTGAGCGGCGATATACCCCAGACGTTCATGGTCCTGCGGCCCAGGGGATCGACGTACAGATTTCCGACCCGGTTCCTCGCAAAATGGAGCATATCCGAGGAACTGATCTTGATCGGTTCGACAAAGGTACCCGACGTTGCTGTACGGCTAGCGATCTGATCAGACTCGCCAGAAGTAACCGGAGCCTCGTTCACCAGGTAGATGTCGCGGTCAGTGATCAGGCCGCCTTCAGCTTCGCCGTTCGTAGTGGCTCGGTCGAGGATAGTTATGGCCGACGCTGGGATTTGCTCGACTTTGGTTATGGGGCTGCCTGGCTTGTCTTCTTCGACCCGCCAGAGTCTGAGGAACGTGTTCCCCTCGATACTCAGCCCGTCCAAGATAGGTTTCAGCATCGAAGCGAACTCTATTTCAACCAACAGATCTTCGACAGCCTCCGCGAACCCCGGTGATGGCGTGAACTCTTTGACCAGGTTGCCGTCTTCGTCATAATCGTCGCGCCAACCTATGCCACGGTACGCTGCGGCCATCGACTGACTGATAAAATCGATGGCCCCGGCCACGTTCGGATCGGCTTCACAAATTTGGCGGAAAAACGTAAACTCGTTAACTTTCCTGTTACCCGTATTGTCCACATAGTCTGGGTCGGTGTACAAGAACTCTCGCAACGTCGTCCCCACCGATTTGGCTACAGAGACGACGGTCGACGTTTCTTTGGCGCTATGGGCGCCCCATGCCTTAATTAGCTTAGTCCCTTCTCTCACGTCAACGCACCATCCATCGCTGCGGAATAACTATCTCTACGAACTTATATTAGTGGTTATCGGTCTGAGGAGCAGAGGATTCGGAACATAGGTACGCATTCCTCCCCCGACTGAAGCCGGGCCCAGTGGCGGGTCAGACCCCGCGCACAAATAGATTGCGTTTGACGAGACGGTTGGCCGTTGCTAACGGTTTGCCTCCATGGGACCTCAGATAGTTTAGCGCTTGGGTGGTCGTGTCTACCTGATCGTCGTGCGCAGCGTTGGGGAATGTGGTCATCTCTGATATCCATTCTTTGATCCAGGGGCATTTGCGTTCGGATGGTAGGTAGACATGACCGGTTTCGAATAGGTCAGATACGGCGTGAGCCCGAGCCTCTTTGGATGAGGAGGGAGGTATGAGCTTTATGCCGTCGATGTACTCTTTGAGCGTACTCAATAGAGCCTGGGCGTTGGCTGCGTCTTCAACTAATTTGGTACCTCGCCGGCCAAGGTCTGACTGAGCCTGGTCGGTGAACATTTGGAGCGTTTTAGTGAAATCCCAGCGGCCTTTGATCTGGTCGAGCAAAAAGTAGTCTGCGTTTACTTTGCCCCAGATCTGGCCTACAACCCAGTCTGATCGTTCGGTACCAGTGAACGCCAGATCCCAGGATGTGACTATCATGTCATAGTGGGCGGGCGGGTCATCGTAGAACTTGAACCACTCTCGCTTGAATATCGAGCCACCTTTGGTCGTAGGACGTTGCTGGTACTGGCCTGCAAAAATGTACTCACGTTCCATCATCTCCTGGATCGAGTCCCAGGGTTCACGTTCAGGCCAGAGGAGTTCCCCCTCTTTCCTTACCGCCAGGACTTCGCCGGTTAAAGGTGACGTAATTGTTTCGTCCTGTTCGGCTACTGCAGATAGACGGATCAGTGTCCACCGACCTTTGTGGATGATCCAATCGTTCAGTTCGTCAGCACCTATGCCTGTAGCGTGACCTGTGAGGTCACCCTCGTGGAGACGTTGCATGATGAACACTATGGCACCATTAACTTTGTCGTCCAGCCTCGATCTGAACTTGTCGTCGTAGGTACGGTTGACATTCTCTCTCTGGGCATCGGACCAGGCTGCTTCAGGATCGATCGGGTCATCCACCACCAGGATGTTCCCACCTTTACCTGTTGCGCTGCCACCAAGACCTACAGAGATCATATGACCCTGGTGGTTATTGATGATTTCGCCAACCTTGTTGGTAGTTAGAACGAATTTGTCACCCCATCTCGAACGATACCAATCCGACTCCAGTATTGCCGATCGTTTCCTAGAATGGGTGTCACTCAACCCCGCCGAGTACGAGGTGAACATGAACCTCGTCTCCGGTTTGCTGATCCAAGTCCACACCGGCCAGTTTACCGAGACGAGGAGGCTTTTCATGTATCGGGGGGGTATGTTTATAACAAGACGTTTCCACTTGCCGGATGTGACCATTGAGAGACTGTCACATATTAGCTTGATGTGCCAGTTCTTCAGGTACGTGGTCTCTGGTTCAAGGACCGGCCACGACTGGCGGACGAAACTGAATAGGCTCTGCTCAGCAACATATGTTTTAGCAGCTTCGACCCGGGCCTGGAACTCAGTAGGTTTCAACTTAACCTCGGGTGCAGAGGTCGCGGGAATCCGGCCTGAGTTCTTTCTTGACTAGAGTACTACATTTCAGACTTGAGTTCATCAATCTCCTGCTCCAGATCTGTGACAAACCTCCTCAGATCGTCCTTAGATTTGATCTCCACCTCTACGGGTTTGCCTTCAGGACCAGAGACAACAATGCTGTTCAGATGCATCCATTTCTCCGGGTCGTTTCGCGGTAAGTGGCGGGTACGGTTGACCAGCCAAAAGATCTGGGCTGTAACGTTACCACCTAGGGCGCTCGTGTACAGGGCGTCTGCCACCATGTCAATTTGAGTCATCCTCGCCGCCAGGACTTTCTTGTCATACGACGGATGAGCCGTTCTGTAAAGCCTGATCGTTTCGTAACTGACCCCGATCAGATCCGCTGCATAGGTCAGGGTGTTCCCCTGCCCAACAAGCTCTAGATACTGAGCCCTTTTCTCTCTTACAAACTTCTTTATATTAGCCATGTAAAAGACCCCACACTCTTTTTAGCACCCGTCCGGTTAAGTTGTTTTAGGTTTCCTTCATATTGTCCATGAATTTGGTCATAGTTTCAACCAGAGCTGATTTTATGTCTGGAGCAAACTTCCTAGCACGTTCCCCTGTTTTGAACGGGATCCTGATGAGTGCTGCAGCCTTGTCATCAACTACAAGGATCGTGACTAGCTCATCTCTTTCATCACTGATCGACTTAGCTATCTCCTTTGACACTGCCATAGTAAGTTCATGCAATCTTCGGTTCCTTAACGACTCGAGGTTACGTGACGCCATATCTTTCTCAGACGGTTTCGGCATCAGCACATGTATCGGGAACTTGAACACATCGATCTTGGTAGGGTCTAACCCCTCTTTCGTTATGACGTGGGCGAGGTTTTTCTTGGTCATAACGCCCTTGACTGTGTTCATCGAGTTAACCAGGTTGAACTCGTCTTCCCTCGACTCGAATATCCCAGGCGGGACTACCTGAACCCTTACCGTCTTCTCACCGATCGCTTCGGCTGCCCGGATCCTGTGACGACCTGAGATTATCCTGTATCCTTTACCATCTACCGAGAAATCGCTATCTGACTGACTCTCTACTTCGAGAACTACAGGCATCTCTAGCCAGCCGTACTTCATCAAGCTCTCCTGCAGTTTATCAAATGTTACTTCGTCCTGCTCGTTTACCGAGAGACTGTTGTCTTTCAACTCTGATATGTTTACCGTTATAACCTCAGGTAGCAACATGATCGATTTAACCCCCTATTTCGAGTTTACAGAAAATGTTCTATGATGATCAACCAGATACATGTCCCAGATGTTGGTGAGCAACTCTGAAAAGTTGGGCTGGGTCGAGTATCGTTCTGACATGCACCTATCGAGGAGGTCCCGATAATAATCATAATCCGTTACTGCTTCCCTACACATCTCGACCGCTTCAGGTACGGTTTTAAAGACCAGGGGCCACTTATCCGTCAGGAACGTTCTCATCCATGGGCGTTTCAGGATCACTGGGATGATCCCTCGTTGGATCATCTCAAAGTATCCTGGGGGCCATGCTTCTGAGTTAGACGTTATCGGACACACTTTTGCATCCTTTATACCTTCGAAATAGTCTGATTGTACTAGGCCGTGATTGATTTTTAATACTTTGGCCATTTGCCTCAGATTTATCTCCCCAGAGGTAGACGACGAAGATATATATGCCTCGCAATCATACCCAAGACCCGACAACACTGACAGAATCTCAAAACTTGTTCGTATCCCCTTGTCCTTATTATTCCTTCCCTGCCAAACAATACGATCCACTTTTTTATCATCAGGGTTTATGAACCCCCCCCACTTGAAAAATACGAGCCTCTTTATCCTATCAACTCTTGCTCGCGGTTTAACTGATTTAAGTAATTCAGTAGCCGAAGTAACCTCCCAATCACTATCCAAAACTGCTAACCACTGATTTGGATATGACGCCAAAAACCACCAGTAAATATCGTTATGGGGTTTCAGGATTTCGTAGTCGTCCCCCTCTTCCACTTTGGGACAAATATAAACTATGGGTGATTCAGCGATCTTCTTACCTTTACGAGATGATGAACCTGAGAATTTCATCACTTGTGCTAGAGTTGCTACATACTGTGAGTTGGTGATTATCATGTCGGCGTCTTCGATATCCCCTTCGAGATGGGCTGTGAGGTACACCTCTCTCGCCTTTCCGATCAGGTTGGACATGTTATCCCTCCACGGGGCAGGTTCTACATAATATGAATCACCACCGAAATGCACACATTCTTTGACGTTAGAGTACATAATGTGTCTCGCCGATGACCATTCATCAGGAAACTGTGGCAAAAAAAAGTCTCTGGCCATGTTCACCATAGAATCTACCTCAGTGTTTCCAGCGAACAGCCAGACTATCTTCGTAGGTTCGTGAGTCATGACTAACCCACCATTAATGTGGTTTGTAGGAGATTTTTACCGCCGGTGCGTATTACAGCACCTTTTGAGACCAGCACTGGTTCCGAATGGATCATATCTCTCACACCACTCCATCCTTTCGAAGCCACTTCTTTTGCTAACCATTTGTGGCCGGGATAGTCGCCGCTTAGCACTGTTCTGAACGTCTTGTTCTGTCTTCCTTCTATAGTGTGCATGTCCGCCACTGCAGGGGGCATCCCAGTCCATGGGTGATCATCCGCTACTCGTCGTGGTGTTGGTCCGGTGAGCAGTTTGTCGATTTCGTTGTGCCATGTCCAGAAGTCACAGTCGGCCCTTGGTGGAAGAGAATGAACCCGATACTGTGTTTCGGCAAGTTCTCTCAACACAGAAATGTCTGGGGTTGTCTTGTCGTATCCACCCTCCTGGATGCTTGCGATCCATTCGGTCAACCCTCGGCCATGGTGGGTATCATAGGTACACAACGTATCCCAATCGCATCTGTAGATCGCTCCGAGGACGTCTGGAAGGTCTTGTACGCTTGGCCAGATGTCTTCGAAGATTTGAACCTTTGCAGTGTTCTGGGTCTTCCACTTACCTATGACCCGCTCGCACTGTTCTAGGCCCGCGGGCCACCCTAGCCTCACAGACTTTACTGCCAGGCTCACCCACAATGATGTGCTGAACCCCTCATGGTACTCTATTCGTCTAGCCATTTTTAGATCACCTAACACCAATTAAATTTTGGGTTAGTAATAATCATATACTTAATGGTATTTAAATGTTCTTTATGACTATTGCTTCTTGTTTTTGTACCAATCTATGGTCTTTGCCAACCCCTCGTCTAACGACGTATTCTTTAGAGGACCCAAGTAGCGGTCACATTTGTCAGGATCCGGGGCCCTGTTGAGAACGTCATCTTTTCTGGCTGGTTCGTGTACCGGTCTGAACTCCGTCCCGCATAAGGCGGCGATCTTCTTACCTAGATCAAGAACTGAGATCTCTGTGCCAGATCCTACGTTCAGTGTTTCACCGTCTGCTCTGGGAGTTAACACTGTTTTGGTGATGATGTCTACGCAGTCGTCTACGTAGGTGAACCCCCTGGTTTGTTTGCCAGAACCATAGATTACAGGCCTACGCCCCTCAAGCATGGCATTTATGAACCTGCTAACCACGAACCCGTAGGCAGACCCGTCCTGTCTTGGCCCATAGACGTTAAACGGTCTGAGGATGACTGACTTGAGCCCGTACTGATGGGCGGTAGACCTAACATAATGTTCTGCACAGAGTTTGGCTACACCATAAGGCCAGTTAGGAGCTGTGTCCATGTACTCAGTCGTGGGTACTGGAGCTGCGTGGCCGTATACTGCCGAGGAGGAGATGTAGATCAGCTTCGAGTATCCAGTGTTTCTGATGGCTCTAAGAACGTTTATGGTGCCTAGCACAGTAGAATCTAGGGTACCTAACGGATCTTCGTTCGTCCTCTGAATCCCAAGTTTGGCTGCTGCGTGGACTACTATGTCTGGGTAGAATTTTCTAACCCAGAGATTGACAGCTGTTTCATTGGTTACGTCGCATACCTCGAATCCGAGTACTCGGTCGTCGACGTTGTCCTTAACCCCTGTCGATAGATCGTCTAGCACCACTACTTCGCACTTATGGTCTAGCAGCCGGGTAACCAGATGAGACCCTATGAACCCAGCCCCGCCTGTTACGAGCACCCTCAGAGGCATACGTACTCAGCCCCCAGGTTCAGTTGCACGGATTTGTACGTCCCTTGCACGTCTACCAATAGGCCACCAGGTTTTAGAGCCATTCCGAGCGAGGTTATCTCGCCAGAATCATGATACTTGGAGTGATCCACTGCTATTATCACCACGTCATAAGGTGCGCCTTTATCCGCATATTTTGGCGGGATCTTGTCTGGTACGAGAGGGTCTGATATGGATACAGTGTAACCATGTCGTTCAAGAGCCTTAGCAAGCTCCAAAGATCCAGTCTCTCTGATATCTGGTACGTCAGGTTTGTAGGTATATCCTTTTATTAGAACTGATCCACCTATGGACCCAGTTAGTCTTGTAACAAGGGACGCTAGTTTGTAGGGTACCCTGTCGTTCACATGTCGTGCCGAATCAATCATTAGGATGTCAAAATACCCCGCCCCGTTCTGTATTGCGCTGTCCATGTAGTACCATGGGTCGACTGGTATGCAGTGGCCACCGACCAGCCCCGGTTTGAGATGCACGTAGTTCCACTTGTGGGCTGCTGCTGCGAAGACGTCAGAAGCCGTTATGCCGAACAGCCTCAGCGAGAACGCGAGTTCGTTGTTCAGAGCTAACAGCACATCTCTCTGGATGTTCTCAACTACTTTGGCAGCCTCCGCCACCTCGATGCTAGGCACTACCAGAACGTCGGTTAGAGCACCGTATACAGACTTTATGACCTCCACAGTTTTGGGTGAATCTGACGCAATAAGTTTAGAGATTGAATGTACGGCTTTAGAGTCATCACCAGGGTTGATCTCCTCTGGCGAGTACCCTACAAAGAAGTCTTCACCGCACATCTTACCAGAGGCCCGCTCAAGCTCTGGAATGAATACGTTTCTGGTCATCCCTGGGGATACAGTCGACTCTAGCACTACTACTGCACCGGGGGACATGTTCTGGCCAACGGTTCGTGCAGCTGACACTATGGCCCCTATATCAGGTTCCGGCCAACCCCACGACTTGCTGCGGGTTACGGGAGTAGGGACGCATACGATAACCACATGTGACCCTAAAATGATCCTGGGATCTGTCGATGAATGGAGATCTTTATCTAATGCGATCCTTACTTTGGATTCGTCAATGTCGAATCCTACCGTCTCGAACCCAGCCTTACTGAGTTCTGTAGCCAGAGGCAGCCCCACATACCCTAACCCCACAACACAAACTTTCACCTAGAACCACCTTTCCACGTTAAATTAACAGTTTAGCTCGTTCCACCATGAACGCTTCTGCACAATCCATCCCAGCTTCGGACCCTCGGAGACACGCAAGATTTTCTATCCCGTCTATGCTCCTGGGGTGAGGTGATGGTTGCAACTCGTATCTGTAAGCCGCCATTGCCAGAGCCTTTCTGAACAGCAGCGTTCTTGTGAGGTTACTGTAACAGTTTGGCTTAAACGGACCCCAGTTATCTCCAGGCACCTCGCCACAGTAGAGGTGAATCAGCCTGTCCTTTGTAGGCCTGGTTGCCGCCACTGCAGCACCATAACAAATCCGGTGATCGTTATTGAGGCTGAACTGGTTGTGAGTAATAACTGTAGTTGCATCATGTTTAGCAATCAAGTTCTCTACCCAGTGTGTTACTGGCAAATGGCCTACGCATTCAAGTTCCAGCTGAGGAAACTCGGCCACTTCTACGATAGGGGTCGGTCCATCGCCTGCAAGCACCTCCATAGCTAGCTTGGTGGATTCTACCAACGAGTCTATATAGTTCGGAAATGTGGACGGATCCGGCCGGAGCTTAGAATCGTCCGCCACTACTCGGATTGCCCGCCTTGATGCAGCCCCGTTTTTGTTGGCTATCGCAACTACTACATTGCCTCCAGCCTCAGCTACTTTGGCGATGGTTCCGCCAACCATTAAAACTTCGTCATCAGGATGGGCTGCAATCACTAATATGGCCATGCGAACTACCCACCAACGTTCTGGTCCTCTCAAGTCCTACATTGAACAACGCATCTATAATGGACATGTTCGGCTCAAAACCTCGATACGCTTGCTTGTAGGGTGTTGGCTCGAACTTGTGGATCTTTACCACGATTCCTGCACGAGTGAACAAGCCAATATCAAGATAGCCAGGGCCAAACGGACCGGACAAGTATTCATTGGCACCTACTTTAGTACACGTCTCGAGGATACCTTGGCTAGACTGTTTCGAGATCCCTAGCTCGGAGCTGTTACATATCTCGACGTCGATGCCCAAAAGAGTACATACAATATCTCGGAACTGGTCCGTAACATCTACCAACGTCTCCCAATCACCATGTTCATAGAACATTTCGAGCACTGGATAATAGGTGTCGAAATACTCTGACCTTGAATACCATTTTTTGATTTTCCCAAGATGGTCTGATCGCCAGTCACGAGAGTTGTCTATCTTGGCATCAGTGATCTTTAGCTGGCTGCCTTTACCGGATTTTATCGGAACAGTGAGCCAGATCCAACCACCAGCAGTTCGGATCTTGTTACGGTGCATGAACCAATATCGGTCAAAAAGTACATGATCGTAGACCACATGGACGTCTGATGCAGCTAACCGTTGGAAATAGCCCAGATATGGGATGTAACTTGGCTGATATACCGAAGCTACTCGTAGATTTTGACCAGAACTCACCACAGGATGCACCTAATTAAAGATGTACTGGTTATTACATATATGCTTTTTGGTGGGATTAGGTGGGTTCGCCGACCCACCACTCAAATACGGGGATCTGGCTGAGGATTGCTCTCATCTTGCCCCCTGTCTTCGTTGCCCTTATCCCTCTCCTCTCGCAGTGCCGTGACAAAGTTCTCGACGTCATCGGCCATTATGGAGATTACTGCTCTGCCACGCTTCCCCTTGCTAGTGATGGGGTGGATCATGATCACGTCACCCATCGTTACCATGTCGATCCCGATCTGTCTCATGTAGCCGTTACGACCGAGAGCATACAGATCTAGGTCCACGCCACCTTTATAGAATACCTGTCTCACCGTCTTCCTCCTTTGCGTGTGATGTGGAATCGTTTCCTAGCCAGTAGAGTTTGTACATTATGCCTCCTCAAACCAATCCGGCCCCAGCGCATACGTCTCGTATCCATGCGGATCCGGCGAGTCCAGGTCGCCAGCGTTCGGTGCGCAGGGGGAACACAACCGCACTTTGGCTGTGTACGGTGATTTCAGCACCATCAGTTCGTTGGTTCCTGTGAAGAAGAGGATTATGTACCCGTCTTTCTTATAGATGTACGTGGTGTCTTGTGCTTCATACGACTCCGATAGCTTGTTCTCGATCCAATCGATCATCATATCATGGCTATGCTCGGTGCCGTTTTCGTTCACCAGCTCGATCAGATCGAACTCAAATTCCGCCGAGTACGGTAACACGTCTTTCAGTCGATAAAACACAGCGTCGACAAGGTTATACGACGGCCCATATGAACTCAAGTTAGCCAGTTCATCTTCTACGACTTCTTTGATCTCGGTACATAACGATTCGTATGTCTCGTCTACTCCCTGGCTAAGGATGTCGTCTAGCGCGTACGGATTCACGGAGTTCGCGTTGATCACACCGTACCTGATACCGGTTACTGGATGGATATTAGATATCATTTTCTTAGCTCCTCTTCTACCAGAATCTTACTTGCTTCCTCTTTGGACACTCCACCGAGTATCCTGGCCCCAACATCAGATAGCTCGAGTGTCCGTCGAGCTATCTTATCCCCACGAATACTTCATCCCCTCAAGGATCTCCATATCCTTGGCTATCTCAAAGATCACTCCATTCATGCTGATCGGCTGCCCGGTGGCGCATCTTCCCCATACAGTGAGACCTAAAACGTCACCAACCATTTCTCCATGGGCGGCCAGTTTCTCCGCAAAACATTTAGAGACAATCCAGTGCTCGTATGCCTCGACGTAGTCGTAGTCAAGGTTTAGCTCGATCACGGCAGCTTCACACGCCTCTTCATAGGTGTCGTCAACCTCGTCGCTAACCTCCACAGCCGACTCGTAGTCCGGCCGGTTTAGTACGTCTCTGACCTCCTCAAAAAAGTCGTCACTATGGCATAACTCGTACACCAGGGTACTTACACACCAGATTACGTCTCGATCTACAAGTTGTCTTAAGATCTCCACGTTTTTAGGGGAGTATCTGATTATCCCCGACTCTGGCTGCTTCTCGATGTTTCCCATTATATCTTCGCTCATCTACTCCACCTTCCTTACTACGCATCTGATCGGAACCACCTTGAACTCAGCCCCGCAGACTTTGCACCTACCTTGTTCGTAAGGCCAGCTCTCGTCCAGAGAAACTGCCGGCCACGTCTCGAGATCCCTGCCGTATGCCCCGCAATCGGGACACCTGAGTTCTTGAGGCTCAGAGACGTCCAGGACTCTTTCAGGGGGCTGGACCATCTCTAGGCCACTTGGAGGTTTGCCGTACCTTCTCCACAGGCTGTACTTGTCCTGGCGCTTGGCGTTCTCTCGCCTCCGCTCCAGCTTTTTCTTGGGACTTCTGGTCATCACGCCTCCGTAAATTTTACTCAACTCCTCGTTATCTGTTCACACCACTCAGCCCCCGATTTGAGGTTGGGGATGAGATTGATGTAGTATGTAGTATGTACGTGGTGGTATTTATAGTTTCTTATTATCCAAATATTGGTGTAATTTTTTGTGTAAGTGAGTTTTGGATAACATGTGGTATCACTGGAG